ATAGATGCATACCACGAACAATGTCAGCAAAGCTGTCAGGGTCACGATATGTTTCTGTCTTGTTGATCTGCTCTGCAGTCGCTACAGCAGAATCATGACCTGCAACAATCACACCAAAGTTTGAGTTTTGGTTTGCTGATCCTGTTGTACCTGGGCCTGTACCTACAGCAGGTAGGTTTGAGGACACGTACAAACGGAAGCCATGAAAGTTGTTGATTACAAGACCGTTACGAAGACCGCCAGAATCACCGTAGTCTCCATTCATAAAACGTGAATCCTCATCGGAAAGTATTTCCATGAACACAGGGTCAATGACAAGCCATCTGCCTTGTGAATCAACTTGTTGCTGATCAAGCAATCGTTTCATTCTTGCAACAACCATTGCAGGTGAAACTGTAGCTGTTGGAAGTGCTGTTGCACCTGGCAAACGTGCTACCACAGGAATTGAGTGATCTCCTGCAGAGCTTGTCGTGATGTTGCCGAATGAATCCTTACGGAGTTTCATGCTTGTAAGCAATTCGTCTGAACCTGCAGTAGTTACAGCTTTTGTACCGTTTACAGTATCATTAGCTGTATCTGCTACTGAATGCAGAGAAGATTGCTTGAAACCTGACATATAACCAAGAACTTCTTGGTCATACTGATCAGCTAGTCTGTAAGCTGCACGATCTGTAGCAAGTTGCATAAAGTTCACATGTGAGTGAGCTTCTTCAATATCGTCCATCTTAAAAGCAAAGTAGTTGCTCTTGTCTACGACTAACTGAAAATCTTCATCGTCAAGGTCTTGTGCTGTAACTGTTGTGCCACGAGCATAAGCTTGAACTGAAATTTCAGGCTCTTTGATTATACGCACAGTATCACCTTGTGCGCTGATCTCTCCGAAATAATCGGAGTTAGTTATGTCTCCTACAGTAGCAGCTTTACGGAACGCAAGCTGTACCTTCTTGGAGTAGATTACAGGACTAAAATTACCGTTAGGTAGATTCCCATAACCCGATGCGGTTTGAAAAGCCATTGTTAAATCCTCCATGATATTTGGCTTTGGGAATAAAGCTTAAACACCTGAAAGAGGCTGTACATTTTCTAGGGTGCAGAAAGTATTAGGTTGCGCTACCGAATACCACTGGGCCTATACTTGTCCAGGTAGTTCTTTGTAGTTTAGACTTTTGGGTTAAAAGTATCTTTGAAGGTGGTCCTTACGGAGGCTTCAAGTCAGATACGAGTAGTTATATAGATGACTTTTAATATGTCAACTAATTATCATGCAGAACGAGACATGTCATAAACAAACTTGCCAGTACGCATAGCTTCGTTTATTTTGTCCTGCATTTCCTCAAACTCCTTATTAGACATTCTGGCTACATCAGACTCTTTTATTTGTCCTTGTACACCCTCTGCGTCTACAGAAGTACGAGTTCCTTTTGCAACAGTAGATGCTGCAGCTTTCTTAGATTTCTTTTTAGCTGCTACGGTCATACCGTTGTCAATCTTGTATAGATCTATCACACGTATAACTGAGGCAGGATCATCCATGTTTTCATAGAGTGCATCCTTAACCCACTTGGGTTGTTCATCTGCCCAGTTATGGAACTTATCTGACTGTCTTAGGTCATCAAAGTCTTCGTGAGTTTTACGAATAACATTCTCTGCTTTTACTCTTTGAGCTTCAGAATGTGCTTCATCTAATTCTTGTAGACGTGTCTCAGCCTTGTTGAACATCTCTTGAGCTTTCTTAGCTGCAATTGTTTCAACAATACCTGCTACGTCTGGATATTCTTGTGCCCATTTCTCTATGTCTTCATCAGACTTAGGAGGAACAATACCCTCACGTTTACTCTTACTTTCTAGAGCATCAAACTTTTCTTGCCACTCTTTTTCTTTAGCAGCTAAATGTTTGCGAATATCACCATAGCGTTTCTTAAAAGACTTTTCTTCAGCATCTAACTCGCTGTCATTGTCTTCCTGTGCTTTGGTTTCCTCTGTGGTTTCTTCTTGTTTGGAATCATCTGAGGCTTGAACTTCGGTGTTCTCAGTATCCTCGCTACTGGATTCCTCTTGTTCTTCAACTGTTTCACCACGAGCCTCTGCTTCTAGTCGGGCAATCTCTGCCTCTGCTTCTTCCATCTGTTTTTGTTTTTTAGCGTGGTTAAATCCACGATCTACAAAACCTGCTATTTTAGGTTTTTCCATTGCAGTTAGTTCAGGCATTTAAAGTTCTCCTTTATGTTGGGGCCAGGAACTATTCCTGGGTAGCCTTATAGTTATTATTTCTTTTTGCCCTTTTTATTCATTAGTCCACCTTTATCAAAACCACCGCCTCTTTTAATTTTTTGTGATATTGATTCTTTTGCTGTAGTAGGTACAGATCTCTGTGCTTTTTTAGCAGCCTCATTTGCGGCTCTATTTATTCTGTCTCTTTTCTTACGTTTATCTGCAGCAGCTTTTCTTGCAGCCTCTTGTCTTGCACCTGGATCTTCTGTAATACGCCCACGTCCACCACTTACAGGTGTAGATGGTCTTTCTGGTGGTTTTCCTGTTGTTGTTGTACCTAGATCTTTTGTTCTTTGTTGAACTCTTGCAAACGCATCTTTTATATCTTTTGAGCCTCTACCTTTAGGTCCAACTTTCTGAACAAACTTTTCAAAATCGTCTGTTCCTTCTTTAAATACCCTATTACCAAAAGGATCAGTAGAGTCCTTAAATAAAGCTACATCTATATTATTTTCTACAATATCTTTTGCAAGCCTATCACCATTTATTAAACCTTTAGGCATGTAACCTAGTTTAGAGTCTTTGATAAATTGTTGATATTGACTTTTTAATTTAGCTACCTCTGCTTTATCAGCACCATTAGCCTCCATAATAATAATGTTAGCAGCAGCCTGAGCAGCGTTACTTGCATTTGAAAACGCTCCCATCACACTGCCCATTGGAGATTTGTTTAATAATTCAGATGTTTGTGATCCTAATTTACTCATGTCAGTGTAATCAAACTTTTTCATCCAAGCATTAGGATCTGCCTCTACCTGTGTTTTTTTTCTACCACCCCCTGTAGTTACTGTAGCACCTGTAAGGTCTGTAGTTATTGTGGTATCTGTTCCTGGTGTACCTGTGGTTGTGGTAGTGGTATCAGCAGGTGGTGTTTCTGAATATCCTAGTGCTCTTAATCGTGCTACCTCTGCTGCATCCTCTTGACTGAGAGGTAATCTAAATTTTCTAACCTGTCCTTCTGGTCCATAAAGAGTAAGAAATGTTGCAGTAGTTTCTGTTGTTGCTGTTGTTCCTGTCTGCTGTGGTTGACCCATAAAACTAAAACCAAGTCCAAACTGAGCAGGGTTAAAAGTATTTACTGCAGGTGAAGGTGTTGTTGTAACTTGATTACCCTCTTGATACCCTTGGACTTGACCACCGTCAGCCATGCTTTGCATAGGCATTTGGTTCTCAACAGGATTAACGTTGGTTATAGTCGTGTTTCTTTTCTCATCTATAGGTGCAGGTCTAGGTTGGCTATATAGTTGCTGTTGCTGTAGGTAAGGGTTCTGTACCTCACCACCTTCAGCCATGCCCATTACTTCTCTGATAGCAGCCATCTCTTGCTCAGATAGTTCCTGATCATTTATAGGACCACCTGCAGGTACAGGCTCTCCACCTATACGTCCATTGGCTTCCATCTCAGCTAGACCCATCTTAGCTTGATCTCGTAGATCTTCAAAGAACTTGACACCGTAGTATCTGACAACATCAGCAGGAACGACATACTCACCCTCAGAGAGTTGTGCAGGAATATCATCTCGTACTTCCTCTGCGAGAGAGCCAGGTGGTACTTCGTTTCCTGATACTGGATCTACATCCATACCATCATCCATTATTCCACCCTCTTGCATAAATGCCATTTCCATTTGATCATTCATTACCGCACCGCCTTTATTAAATGTTCTAATATTCTGATAGACTGGATGCTCTTTACCTCGAACAGAAATAGTTCCAATCTGAGGGCCAATCTCAATCTCGCCAACTACAGTGGGTCTAAGTCTTGGCTCTGTTTTTGAGTTAGGATATTTTTTAAGATTAACACCTTTAGAAAAATCTGTTTCTATTGTGTAAAAGTGTTTACCCTTATTCTCCACTGAGATAAGAGTTGCAATGTCTTCCATTCCTTCAGGTGCTTTAGTCCATTTCCAACCTGCTTTCTTTTTAAACAAGTTAGTTTTTATTTGTGTCTTTCCTTTACCTACAGATCCTACTTCTTCCACGTTGTCATTAGATACTTTGAAAGATGGTCTGCCCTCTGGTGAAATACTAAGTTTAGCACTTGATACATTCCTACCTGATAGCACTTCTCCTGTAGCAGGATTTAGATAATCACCACCTTTAGGTCTTGATTCTTCTGGAAACATTCTCTCTGGTTTAGGAAAAACAGAAATCATTTCTTTGTCTGTTTTTTTCTTAATGGCTCCTGCACCAAATGCTGACATTGCTGTAGGATCTATCTCATATTGTTTTACTTTGTCAGCTAGAGCCTTGATACCTTTGGCTCCGTATTTACCTGCAACACCACCCATAAGAAGTAGACCACTTTCTATGGCAGCACTCTGACCTGCTTCTTTGAATTGATCTTTTATGTATTCGTAGTCACGTTCCTGTTCAGGCTTCCTGTACTCTTGTACAACATTTGATATGTTTACACCTGAGTCGTAGAACGGAACTAAAGAAGATGCAGCGTTAGATATATCAGTTTCTAAATCTCCTGCTTCCTCTACAAACTTGTCAGCTTCCTGTTGTGCTCCTTCAGCAGTAAAGCCAAACATTTCCATTTGATCACTGGTCTGGTTTAGGTCCATTCACTTCATCCCTTAAAAACTTTAACCTACGGAGTGCTTTTGCTTCACCCTGTAGTCTAAACAAGTCTTCCTGTTTTATAGTTTGTTCCATTTGAATATGGACGTGGTTAAGTCTTCGATCCAGTTCATCGTTAAACGAGTTCCAGATCTCCATGTTATTTACCAGTAGTTTTAATTTCATAAGTGTTCGTTATCCTGTGTTACCAGTGAACCCTTGCTCTCCTGGTAGTGGTGCTGTTCCTGTACCGATTTGACCACCACCTGATCCCTGAGTATCTTGTACTTGAGCACCTGCAGGAGGTTGTTCTCCCTGTTGAGGAGCACCCTGTTGCTGCTGTGGAGCGTTAGGATCTACTTGGGGTGGTGGATTATCTGCTTGGAATTTTTTGAGGATTTCAGCCTGTATAGCTGCATCACCCATAGAGTTTGTAAGTTTGTCAGGATCAAGATCCATAGACTTAGCAATCTCTCTGATAATATAATCCATTTTTGCAAAAGGTGCAAGCACTGGATTCTGTACAACACCAAGAAACTGCATGAGCCTCTGACTACGAACCTCGTTAGCCATCAAGCTTTCTGTTCCTTCAGCCTTTACAGACAAGTCACCCTTTACACCATCATCGTAGTCAAACTGCATATTGAAATGAAAGAAAGCTCTGCCTAGTGGTGCTAACAGATAATCATCTATGTTCTTTACAACGTTTCTTATGCTACCGTTAGCTGCAGACATAAGCATAGAAATACCAGAGGCAGTACGCCCTACACCCTGTATGCCTGTCTGACCATGAGCAAAGGATGGAAAGCCTGTTGACTCATCTGCTAATACTCTTGCTTTGTCGAACATCTGCATGTTCTCGTTAGATACATTCGGGAACTTGGTGCCAAAGATAGCTTGACCAGGTGCCCCTCCTTGTCTCCTAAACACTTTGCCTGGATACACAGAGAGGTCTTGCCCTGGGACGAGATTAGTCTCGTCTACCTCTATAAGTAGATTACCAGACAATGCTGCGTTATCTACTGACATTCTCATAAATCCGTTCATAAGATTTTGTGTATCATCCATATTTTCTGCAATGCCTACTCCAAAGAATGAGTAAGGGTTTACCTCAAAAGGCACTGCGTAATATGGTAAGATAGAAGGAGTAAATGGATTCATAACAAGACGTAACACTTGTCCGTTACAAACCCATATGTTTACGGAAACCTGATCTTGGTTTTCTAATTCTTTGGGGATCTCTATGTCGTATTCTTTTAAAAGCTCTGTGTCAACATATCCCCAAAACTCTAACACTGAGTATCTCTCAGCTTTTGTTTCTTGATCAGCTTCTTCCATGACTTGTTCCCACCACTCTTTAGAGTAGGACTCTCCCATGCTGATAGCTGTATCAATAGCGTTTGATCTGAAGAAAGGTCTTTTCTTTAACCCACGCATTTGAGATCTAGACATCTTGTGTCTCTCAACTACGTACTCTGCCTCATCCATGTTGTTAGCGTCTGGATCAGGGTAGAAGTTCCAGATACTTACGCTAGATGTTTGTGGTACAGTTTTAATTGTAGGTGTGTACTCACCATCTTCTGACCAAGAAGGGTATTCCTTATCATAAGCAAATGGACCCTTCATAATACCTGTACCAAACAAAGCAGTTTCAAATGCTGCTATACGTAACTGTTTTCTAGCATTTGATTCTTCTAGTTGGTCATGTATTTTCTTTTCCATCTTTTTAGCTGCAACCATAGCAGGATGGAAAGTAACTTTACTTGGAGTTGTTCCTGGACCATCTTCTATAAGATCTTGCACAGGCTCTAGTTTGTTACGTAGTGCTCCAAGTCTTTCTCGTAAATCAATAATTGTTTCACCAGGCTGTAGTCTCATGTCATCTTGCGGTAACGCACCGTCAGATTCTTGAGCCTTACGCATGTTGCTGTCAGTCTCAAAGTTTACAGACTCTGATATACCTTCTGGTAAAACAGTAGGATTGATAGATATAGGAAATTTGTTAGAACCAAAGAGTACATCTACAATTTGACCATAGGCTGCTAGAACCTTGGTCTTAGTTACTTTTACAAATACTCTAGACTTTTCTGTAGATGTAAACTGTACGTCTGATCCGTACACACCACGATAGTTTTGATAGGCTCTAATCCATCGTAGTTCATCAGTATATCTAGCTTTCTCAGCCTTGTAGAACTTACCCTCAACAAGACCTACTACTGTTCCTACCTTTTCATCTCTACTACTATCAGCATCTTCTTTATCTTCTACAAAAGAGGATTCCTCTTCGTCCATGTAAAGTTCGTCTGATTCAAAGATATCATCTTCTTCCATTAGTTAATCCTTAATATCCAAATGTGGGATCTGATGCTTGAAACCCTGTTCGTTGAGAATCTGGGTTGAAATCAAATAAGTTGCTTCTGGGTCTAGTCATCACACCGTATCGTAAAGCATCGTACAGGTGGTCTTCTGAGTTGGTGTCCACGTCTTCGGGGTTCTTTTTATCTAAAGGTATGGACGGTAGTTGAGAGATAAGATTTGTGCAGTTATTAAATATAACAAGCCTGGGTTCCTCTGTAAACTCATCTACTTGTAATCTTCTGTGTAGCTCGTTTTTACCTGCTACACGAGAGCCTCTTGATCTATCTGCAGGACGCCATCTACATCCTTTCATGATCATCTGCTCTGCTAGGCTAGGACCAGTGTCACCTCTTTTGTGCCAGAGTGAAGAGTCTAAGACACCGTACCTTATTTTTTCTCCTTCTTCCAATTCCAGGATCATGTCAGCCAAGTCAGTCGCTATGATCTTAGAAACATATAACTCCCTGTAGACAATTAGCTGTTCAGACCCTGGAACTATTGCTATCCATACTACGCCTGTGTGAGATCCGTATCCGTAGTCACAGGCTCTAAAACGAGTCCAGTTAGAGGGGATATCGTAGGGGTCAACTACGTGTATCTTCCTGTTGAATTCTGGAAATGCTGAACCCTCGTTTATATCCCAGTCACCTTCTAGCAGTTGTCTCCTCTGGTGTTCAGGAAGAGATAGAAGGTTTGCTTCGTACATCCCATCCTCAGATAGGTAGGGATTATCAAACAGGGTTGCAGGTATAAACTTTCTTCTAAATAAAGGTTCACCCTCTCTTGAGTGACCTTTAGGCCATGTAATTATTTCACCTTCTTCATCAGTTGCCCAGAAAGCTTTTCCTGGAGGACTGGGTTCTATAAAGTGTTTTCGTACCCACTGATGTCCTGGCCCCCCAGGGTTGCTAGTCGCTCTCATATAGAGTGGCAATCCACTTGCTTTTGTAGCACGTAACCTTGATCTCATGTAAGACCAAGCATAACTGGAGGGCCATTGCGTTAACTCATCAAAGCCTATCCAGTTAAAGGCTTGACCTTGATATCTCATAACGTCATCGTCACGATCAAGGTATGACATCCAGAGTGTTGCACCGTTGGGTGCTACCCAAGTCTTATCTCTTTCCATGAACTTTATTCCTGGAACAGCCTTTGGGTAAAGCTGTTTACTTACAGATATAAGTTCTCGTAACTCTTCTGTACTCCTACGAACAAGTAACATTCGTGAATGTGGATTCGTAAAATATCTAACTGGATCAGCCACCATCGAATACGACTTGCCACCACCTGCTGCTCCTCCGTATAGTACCTCTTGTTCTGTTGAAGCTAGAAATTTAGTTTGTGGACCTGGGTTAGGTTCAAATATGACCTCTGGTTTGTCCACAGAAAGGGCATCGTTCTCCAGGTTCGAGGGAGAGGTAGTCTTCGTCTTCGTTAAGATCTCTGGTGTTTCTACCACCAATTCTTTTTTCTTCGATCTTCTGGCTTTTCCTTGCCGCTTCTTTATATTTTTTGGCATACTGCTTGTAGTTCGAGGAAGCTCTACGCCTTTTTTCTTCCATTCTGACACGTTTGTATAACCCTACATGTGATATTTCTCTACCAGATTCTTTAGATAACCAAGCTGCTACTTTTCTTACACTATACTCTTGAAGAAATAGTTTAGCTTTTTCTAGTAACTCTAACTCTTCAGGGATCGGTAGCAGTAAGTCTGGATCTGTTTCATCTTGTTTGTAACCAAAGGGTACGTGTCTTCCTACTCTTACGACAGGATACCACTCTCCTAGTTCCCCTTGTAGTGGTATCTGCCAGTCAACTTTGGTTGGGTGGTCTGCTGTTGTAGCTCTTTTACTCATCTTCTTTCGCAGGTAAAATAAATAAAGGTTCTGATGTCTTTACTTCTACCTTGTCTGTTTTAGTAAACCCTGCACGATCTAATATATCTTTAGCTGCTAACATCTTTTCTTTTACACCTAGATCAGTAGGATCTTTCATAACAGAAAACATTGTGTAAGCTGCTTTAGTTGAAGACTGTGCTATAAACTTTTTTGTAACGTCTGCTATTTCATCTGTCAGGCTGTTGACAACAGAAGTAGAGGCCACGCTGTCAGCATACCCTGCTAGTTTCTTAGCTTGCACAGGATCTCCTTGTGCCTCTTCAAACAGCACGTCTAAGAACTTCTGTTGTTTTTCTGTTAAGTTTCTAGCCATTTAGTTCACCATGTAAATTATAAACCCTAGCATTCCTGCTCCAGTTAATATTATTAAAATAGAGAGAGTCCAAGTAACTATTGCTTCTTGTATCTCTGCTTTGCGGTACTCTTGATCTTTCTTTTGTTTACGTATTCTACCTTCAGTAGCTACAAGCTCATCCCAGGCAGATGGACCCATGCTAAAACTAATCCAGTCTTTTAGCTCTTTTCTCATGGCTTCGGCTTTTTTCTTAGCCGTAAAGATTTCTAGAGCTTCTGCCTCAACAGATTGTCCATTGAGTGCTTTCCACCAAGGTGGATTCTTGTTTTTCTGTTCAGCGTAGGACAGGTCACTCATTGCACCTGCCCATTGGGTCAACTGTCCTGACATATCTTGTAGGTCTTTACCTACCTGAAAGCCTTTCTTCAAAGCATTGAAAGCTACGGTAGCACCACCGATGATTGTTACTGGGTCCACGAGCCTCCTCCCAAAGTACTCCTATGATCAATAAAAAAACTAAGTGTTTCTTTCAGAGTGGTTTGCCTGTCAGTATGGCTCTCTCTATATCAAATCTACCAATTCCTAGATCTTTTAATTCCCTATCAGTCATTTTTTCAAGTTGTATACGTGCAACTTTACGTCTTGCTGACTCTGCTCTTGCTTCTACTAATTTGTTGAGTAATCTTTTAAACATTATCTATCCTCTGTTTGTGTTAGCCCTAACTGGGTGAGGATAGTTATATTCAAGTAGTTATATCATAGTAGTGACAAATATGCAACTCCGTTATGACTTACCTGTTGCCTTCTTGACTACCTTAGTAGTCCAAGCTTCATTGACATCAGGAGTAGAAGGATCATCACCTTTTAATGTTCCATCTTCATTTCTAGCACGAACTTTTTTAGTTTCTGTGTTTTGACTTTCCCAGAACTCTAGTGCTGCAGGGTCTTTACTATGCCACTCTCCTCGAATCCATTCTCCAAGAATATTTCCATAGTTATCTACTACTTTATCACCTTCTATTATCATATTAAGCTCCTGTTTATTTGTAAGTATTTTCAGGCTTAACAATACCTGTGTTAAGAATACCAGAGGATTTAGTTAAACCACCTTTAGAGTTACCAGAAAAACTCATGGGCTTACCTTTTTTGTTTGTTACAGGTTTTTTCTTTTTAGCTGCATCTTTAAATTTCATAGGGTCTTTGCCTTTTTTAATTGCATCTGCAACTTCAGACTTTGTCATAGAACCAACAAGAACTTCAACTTTTATGCTGCCTGAACCTGGACGCACTTTAGGTTTGATAGGTTTAAGTGGTTTCTTGAGATCCTCTGCATATACAGCAGCCATCACTTTACCATCTTTATTTGTGTAATAAAGTGACCCTGCTTTCTTGGCTGCAGCAATACTTTTGTATTTACCTGCATTCTTTTTGGCTTCTTTAACAGATAAACCTTTTTCTTTTAGTTTACTGTTTAAGTATTTTTGCAGTGTTACAGCCATTGTTACTTACCTCTTCTAGACATCCCACCGTAAAACATTCCTGTCTTACGCATGTCATTCATCTTACCGCCTTTAGCGTAACCCTTCTTTTTAGGCATACCACCTTTATTCATGTAACCCATTTTGTTACGAACTGCAGTGGGTAACTTCTTTAATCCCACTTGATCGTCTGTTGGTTTTTTTAGTTTCATTGCGACACCACCTTCACTAGCTCTAAATTTTCTTGTTTTTTCTGCAATCTTTTTAGGTTGCTTTACAAACTGTTTACCTTTTGCTTTGCCCTCTCGTTTAGCTTTTGTAGTTGCTGCATACTCAGCAGAAGACAAAGATTTTATAGCAGCTTCAGGCAAGTATCTTTCCCCAGTCTTAGCACTAGGCTTTCCACTCTTTGTGCGCCACTTTTGTTTTGTCCAGTCTTTTAAACTTTTCTGAGGGGCTTTCATTATCTGTAGCCCCCACCCTTGGCTTTGTATTGTTTTGCCAACATCTGTGCTTTTCTCGCAGACCATTGTCCAGGTGCACCACCTTTTCCACCTGCTTTGATCCTGTTGAATAGGTTTTTACGCATAGTTGGTTTAGTGTAATTACCTGCTTTGTTGACTGTACTACCACCTTTGGACATCCCAACTGCTTTTTTTAAAGTCTTTGCTTGACCTGCATGAGTTTTAGAGGCTTTGCTTAAACCTTTGATTACTTTCTTTACTTTATTTTTGTTTTGTTTTGATAAAGCCATTTTACTATGCCTTTACTAGTTTATAACCTTTTGCTTTAGCTGCTGCTCTAAGTTTTGCTAGTGTCATTTGAGCGCCACCTTTAGCCATGCCCTTTTTCTTCATTGTGCCGCCTTTAGCGTAGCCCTTCTTTTTCATGCCACCCTTTGCGTAACCTTTTTTCTTCATGCCCATTTTACCGCCACGAGCCATACCTTTTTTCTTCATCTTGTTTCCATGCATTGCCATAGTTATTTTTCCTTATATAAATTGTTAAAGACACGTTCCGTATCCCAAATATATTCAACATCTTCTTTAGAGTTAAAGATGTTCTGATTAGGTCTAAAGTCTGGTGCACCTTCGCCAGTTTCAAACCAAGCAGGGTGAGTTACTCTCACTCTATTATTGGGTAACGCAACCATGTTACCTGTGTATTCTCCTGCGTCTAACAACTCCAAAACATGAGATTGTTTATGCTGTGCAGGATCGTCTGCTACTTCGTTGTCAGTATAGTCAACAGTGAAGTAATACTTTGCAGGGTAAAACTCTCCATCTACTTTTGCTATCCAAGGAGCAGGAGAGGCCCTTTCTATTTTATATACTGAGTGTGTATGAGACATACAATCCCAGGGTTGTGCTAAGTATGGTGGTAACTCTGTAGGCCATTCCTCAAGGGGGGTATCTGCCACGAGTGCTGTAAGAGGCATTCTTGCCCACATTGCACCACCATGTATATTCTCTTCATCTTGATCGTCTGATTCACAACCTGTAAAAATAACTTGAAAACTTAGTGTTCTGTTTGGCATAGTCGTTACTGCTACTACCATACAGTGCAGGAAGTCTCCATGATATTCCTGCATATTCTTTGTGTATTCTCTTCTTACCCATGCTTTAAAGTAGGGTATGTTACTTTGTAGATACGCCATCTTTTTTGTGTTTCCTTCGCAATTCTGCTTTAGCTTGTTTAAAGACATTTGCTATAGCTGTCTTACCCATGACTTTAGCACGTTGTTCTGCTACGGTCAATATTTGGATCTTTCTTGCGTAAGGCTTCTTTATTCTTTTTACTTTAGCTACTGTAGCTCTGGCATCAGCCATTGTAGCAAATTTGATGGACACCGTATCTTTTGGGTTCTCGTCTGTGTATAGTCTACGTCCAGACCCTTTTGGTTTTTTACCTGTTCCTACTTTTGGATCTTTTCGCTTTGCCATTTTTATTTTTACCTGCAGTGGTTAAAGCTATTGCAACAGCTTGTTTCTGTGGCTTTCCTTCTCTACGTAACTTACTTATATTAGAACTTATAGTTTGGTTACTTTTTCCTTTTTTTAAAGGCATTGTTTAAGCTTTGCAGTTACAATCAGGACCACAATTTTTATTCAAAATTGCGCACCCTATTCTTTTGAAGTATCTCCACATCCATTTTATTATCTTCATAGTGAAACTCCCATTTTAATTTTTACACACTCTGGTATTGCTAGGTATCCTTTTTGTTGGAAATACCTAGCTACCAATACTGCTTCTTCAGTACATGCTTTCTCTGTTTGAAATGTAGCTTCTGTTTTTGCCATCACCTCGCAGGATATTGCTTCAGGTGTAGCACAGAGAAGCATAAGTGCCACCCACATTAAAAGCTGACCGTAGCCCCTACTGTTACGTCACCAAACTCTAAGTCTGAGTCTGTTGATACTTCAGTATACAAACTAATATTTGTGCTAGGGATTGTGTAATCAACTGTAAAGTCTAGTCCTTGAAAGATGTCTCCATCTTCTAACTCTAACATATCAATGTCTGTAGCCATTGTAAAACCTAGACCCATAGCAGTCAAACCTGCTGATGGTGTTAGCTCCCATTCCCAGTCTTCTACACCTGTTGTGTAGTTAAGATCTGAAGATGCACCAATAGAGACTGTTTGTCCTGCTACAGAAAAATCTTTTGCGTAAGTTGTTGTGCTTGCCATGATCGCAGCCAAACCTACCCATGCTGCTACTACAGCTATTTCTTTTTTATTCATGTAATTTATTCCTTTACCATTTAACTTTGTTAGCCCAATACGCAGCAGACATCTTACCTTTTGCAATATTCTTGCTGTGTCGTGCTTTAAAACTTGCCCTCTTCTTCTTCATCCTATCCGATTCACCTGCTTTGGGTTTACCTGCAGTAGAGGCTCCTTGCTGACCAAAGCGAATCAATTTATATTTGCCACCTTCTGATGCCATGACAACGTGAGACTTAGTTGGGTGATCAGGAGTCCTCTTTGGTTTATTGACCCCTTTTAAACCCAGTCTTTTCATTGTCGCTTTGACACGCTCTGGTACACTCATTTATATCTCTCGTACTTAGGGTTATCTTTCCTCCCGAATAGTGTCAGTATAAAATTCATTATACCTCTACCAATTTCTGTAGGTGTTGGCAAGAGCCAACCTAAGATAAGGAGCAACATAACCCAGGGTGGTATGTTTGTGTTTATAATATCTAAGCTTCCCACTGATCCTGTCTCTACTTCTTTTGAAACTACATCTCTACCTGCAGAGGTAGTGTTCTCTACAGACATTACGGATTGTCGATTCTCTGCACCTATCTGTGCGTTAGAATTTACTGTAGGTCCGTCTGATCCTCCTAGCAACCCCAGAGTACTCAAACCACAACCAGATAAAAATAGAACGAGTATTAACCATCGCATTACATCATCTCAAAATGTGGGGCATCAATAAAGGGTCTACGTCCTTGAGATCTTCTTAGATCAACGTAAGCCATCATAGCATCCTCTGAAGTTCCTGGATATGTTCTTATATCCCCTTCACTCCAGGCTGCTCCCCATTTGATAGCACACCCAACTTCTTCTGCTGCAGCTTTGAAAGCGTCACAGATATCATCGTACAAGTTCAACTCCCAGGATACTTCTGGTCCTACGTAGGCTACAACATCTACAGCCTGTGAGTATCCATCCTCTTGAGGAAGATGTTTAGATCGCATCGTCTGGGATCTCCCTGCAGCTACGTTAGCCTCTTGCTCTTCTATGGTTCTTACACCACATGTCACTCCGAAATCAACGCCTGTCAGTTCGATGGCTCTTTCAACAACAGCAACGAGATCAGGGTGTACCCCTTTCAGTCTGTCTTTTGATCTTTGACTTAAATTAAAACTCATCTCATATCCTTCTTCATAGCTATTTTGTTGCCCATTGGCTTCCCTGCCATGTATGCTGTTGCGCCCATGTAGGCTGCTACGACACCAGTCTGTGCAATATAAAATAGCCCAAGCAAATCTGCTAGGGCGTTAACTCTTGAGTCTGACATCAATGGTGTAAAGAGAAAGATAGTGAAGATAATCATCATGCCCATAGCTACCCAGGCCATAAACTTCTGCGATTCAGCCTTTTCTTCTCGTAGCTCTACTTCGAGCATACGCTCTTTCATCGCTATCTCTTCTGGTGTGATCTTCCCATCACCATCAATGTCAAAATCTACTACCATGTTAAGATTGTTCCTATAATAAATCCTAGAATAATGCCTACTGTCAGTGTTTTTTTGTTAGCTAGGATCATTTTTATACTATACTTCAGCTTTTGCCACTGTTTCTTCATAGTTATCCTCCCACTTTCGTCTTCTATCTGGATCTAGAACGTCAAATCTGGACAACATACCCTCAAGGTACATTGATCGTTCTATCCTATCCAGAGATTCCCAGTTTCCTGTGTGTTCAAAGTAGGCTCTACGCACATAGAATACATCAGATCTGGGGATGTGTACTCTTCTTAGCTTCTTTTCGTCTTGATTAGCTAGTGCGTTGTAGAACTCTTCTAGTACTGAGTCTGACTCAAAGTACTTTATTCGGTTTTTACTCATTTAGATTTCGGTAGTTGTACTTAAAGTAGTACCTATGTCAACATTACTTTTATCTTTTTTTACAAAAAAGGGACAACAAAAGCAGATATAAGGATAATATAAGTATTACTTTAAGTAATTACTGTTAGTATTCTAATATTAGTAATAAATATAAGAATAAAAATAAAAGTATTAAATACTTTAAGTATTACTGTTAGTATATACTATTAGTTATACACGCTTCAAGTATAAAACAACAAGTTAATACCCCCGATGACACTATGTCACACCCATAAGACGTAAGCATATATTCTTGTATCTTGTTATTATTAAGATAATCCCCCTGTCATCCAGGACTACATACTTATTCTTTGTCTTATACATTTTCATACTGGTAGTTATATCTAAATGTGATCACAACTCAAGTGTAAACCACTTGATTAACAATGTGGTTAACAGACCTAAAATACCCCTCTCTGTCATTGAGCATATACATATAACGTACACCCCCCACGTGTACCATGCCCTACCCTATACTATATGTTGTATACGCTAGGAATACAGGCACAATACTCTGGAGATAGTTTAACATTAAACTACTTTTAGCATTTTAGTTTAAACTTAAAGTATTACTGGCTCAAACTAGTTTAACTTTAAACTATTTCCTAGGGTAAAACGCTTAGTATTAAACTATAAGGAGTGTGATCACAAATAGAGTAAGCAACTATAAACCCTACGTCTGGTCACTAAGCATACTTCCAGAATTGTGATCACAAAATTACACCCAGTAGAACAGATATAGAACAAACCAAGAAATAGCTCTGAGACTTAATATAAAGCTCACTGAGTAGCTTTTATATTTTCGTATACTGTTATTCATAAAATGTGTTTTCCCCTAATTCTGGATATTTGTTGCATACTTGCAACACAAAATAAAATAGTGGTTTTCTGGGTGTTGTGCTTACCAGTTAAACGGCTAACTTGGTTACACAATTTATATATATTAAAAAGGACACACTCTTATGACTACTTCTATCGTAACAAACAAATACGGTGAGCAATTCAAAAAGGTTGCTTTAAAAGATTTAAAAAAAGGTGACGAATTTAAAAGAAAACCAGACGCAATTAAAAACTTTTATAAAGGACACTACAACAGAAAGTCTTACCTACAACCTACACCTAGTTATACTTGTGTAGCTGATAATGACGTATGGGGTTCTGGGATAGAAATAAACGCCAAGGCTTTTGTTTATGTAGATATAGATGGCCCAATAAATTATAATGGATTACTTTAGATATATAAGAGGGAGTAAATAAAAATGGATAATTTCACACTAAAAGAAACTATTGAGAATAGCGGTAAAGTATCGCTAGGCAACACTAAGATGCCAAGTACAACCTTTGCTATCAGTGCGAAGCATTGCAAAGTAGGCTCTAAGCTTGCAAAAATTGAAGGCTCTACTTGCTCAAAGTGTTACGCTCTTAAAATACAAAGGTTAAGACCTAGTGTTGATCAAGGTTGGACTAACAACTTATTTAAGGCTGAAAAGCTAATATCAACCAACCCTAAATTGTGGGCAAAACAAATGGCATTTCAAATTAAAAGAGGGTGTAACAAGCTAGGTGTAAACTTTCATAGGTGGTTCGATAGTGGAGACTTGCAAAGTGTTGAAATGTTACATGCAATTGTTTTGTGTTGCCTAGAAACTCCAGAAATAAAACACTGGTTACCAACTAGGGAAGCTAAGATTGTGCAAACATATCGCAAGAGGCATGGACTAGAACCAGATAATTTAGTGATAAGAGTAAGCTCAACTATGGTTGATGATGCACCTATAAAAGGTCATGTAAACACAAGCACCGTAAACCATAAAAAGCCTATACATGGTAAAGAGTGTTTAGCTTATAGAACAAATAAAGATAATATTGTTGTAGATCTAGAGACGTTCAAAGCTATGAGTAGACCAGAAAAGAAAGAGCAAGATTTTGGGCATTGCGGTGATTGTCGTGCTTGTTGGTCAAAAGAGGTAGCGAATATTAGCTATCCATTACATTAATAAAGAGGTGATAAAATGAATAACGATTTAAAAAATACAGAACATGGTGCAGCATGTGGCATAAAAAAGCGTTGGGAAATTGAGGACGTGATAGCCGAATTTGATAGCAATTGGGATATAACACTTGCTGAGTTATCCAGAATGAGCATGTGGTCTATAACTGAATTAAAAGAATTACTTTTGAAGGGATAAAAAAATGAATAACAATATAAAATTCAATAACATAAAGCTTAATCATAAGAATAAACAAATATCTATAGCACAACACTATGGCATATTTGACGCTGTAGTATGCCAAGAGGTTTTTGACGGTGAGGAAGTCATAGTATTTAATGAGGATCTAAACACGTTAATTGATGCACTAATCAAGATAAGAGATAAGGGATAAATAAAATGATTATTGATGAGGAAAAGGGGACTATTTTTGGAACTTGGCAAGAGCGTGAACAAATGCTTGAGAAAATAAAAGAGATAGCTCACAGAAAAAAGAATGCGCCAATTATAGCTAGGATTGACGAATTGATGCGTCAAATAAATCAACAGGGGAATGACAATGGATAACTTGGTATACCATAAGAAAAAACTCTATCAATTGAGCGATTACATGAACGCTCTTGAAGTCTCAGCTAGTAGCATGTTCAACAGCGAACAACAAAGATATGAAGCAGTAAAAAGAATATGCGAAGTAAATAATATTTTGGAAGGGATATTGAACAATGAATAAACAATTTAAATCTTGGTGCATTGTGTACGATAAATTTGAAGTAAAACCAAATGTATCATCTAGCGAATACTGGCAAACTGTGCCCACAGTATGGGCAAGGTTTACCTATAATGGCTATTATGAATTACTTGATAGGTTAAAACCTCTTAAAGAATTAGAGGGTAGGTATGTAAAAAATTACAGGATAATTCCCAGTGAATTTGATATTGAATATTTAGAAGGTAAACCACCAAGAGGGGAAATTTAAAATGCAATATATGACAACTCTTAACGTCTGGGATCACAGCATTAAGAAAGCTATTGAGACTGGACAAATAAAGTTACAACGAGGGCAATGGCTACGCTGTGGAACTGAGGGCAAACGCTGTAGATATGTTGGTCTACTGAATGACAACTCAATCTGGGTCACACACTGGCAAGGCTCACCACAAAGAACAAACGCAAAATTTTTAAACGCTGTTGAAGCATACAATGGAAGGTAAAAGAATGACTAAGAAAATATTAAAACATTGGGCGCTATTCTACAAAAACGGTGAGCGACATTTTATAAATGCACCTACTAGGGCAGAGCTAGATAGTGCTATCTTTGGAGGGGCATATGCGCCAAGGTTTGACAGTGTAACTTACTATGTCGAATATGAGCGTGACATAAAAGACACACAATATAACCAAGTTCATGAGGTGTATTTAAAATAAAAATTCTATCTGATATTGAAGGGATAGAACAAACAAAAAAGGATAAAATGAAAACAACTATAATTATAAATCGTGATGATATTAACACTGATCTTCATCCATTTCTTTTTGATGAATGGTTAGAGCAATTAGGATTAGAGAGAGATTCAACAGATACAATAGAACTTACAGTTAACAAGGAGAATAAAAATGACAGTAACACTTAACCAAATACTAGCTATGGAAAATGTCCTAGCTACTCGCAAAATACCTAGCGACATTGCAGCAATGGCAAAAGCTAAACGCTACAGTGAAAGCAAACAAAAAGTAATTACGCTAGGTGAGCAACCACTACACTATGTATTGAGAATATTAGCAAAAGAAGGATTAGAAAAATGAGTTACATAGATACAATAAAAACAATCAACACTACTGAATTAAAAACCCAGATGCTTGACGCAGCTACTGATGCGACAGACACCTACATCAGAGATGTACTGAAGGGTGAGGATGCCTTTGCTTGTGGGTTCGCTTGGGTAAATATTTATCCTAAGTTTAAGGGTAATACTAAGGATGGTAAAGCAGAACGCAAAGTAATAAGAGAGCTAGGGTTCGAGCTAGACTACACTGGTAAAACATTCAGCCTATGGAATCCTAGCAAGTCATACTTTCAGAACATAGACTGCAAAGAGGCAGGAGCTAGAGCAGCCGCCAAAGTTCTGGAGAGTGTGGGCTTTGAAGCTTATGCAAACAGTAGGCTAGACTAGTGGAGTACGTTATTCACATCAGCAAAAAGGGTGGTGAGTGTTTCGCTTACCACTCTACAAAAGACAAATCAGAATTGGATAGACTTGTTGGCAAGTATCTAAGGATGAAGGGTATAACAATTGAAGTAAAGAAAAGGTTTTTAACATGACAAATTTTACAAAAGAACAACTAAGAACATTACGTGCTGAAATGCAGAGTTTACTATTAGCGCATCCATTTGAGGAGACAATTGATATACCGATTGATAAGATCAGTGTTGATAGCTGCACCTACAGTGGTGGTGAGGCTACATTCAAAGTAAAAGTATTACTTGATGGAGCAGAGACTAAAGAAGAAAAAGATCTAAAGAAAATGGCTATCCTAGCTAGATTAGATACATCTAAAGTACACGAATACACAGACCATAGGTCAGTCAGGTATCGTATGCAGCTAGTAGGCTACAAAACTAAAGCAAGGAAAATGCCTTGGATTGTAAAGGATCTTTTGTCTATGTCTGGGAATGAATACAAACTCACTGATGCACAAGCTAGACAGTGGTTCGAGTATGAGGTTCAGTCATGAGATATAAAGATATTACAGTCGAGGCAGAGGATCTGGAGTGTGATGAAATAGACACAATTCATGACGCAATTAAAAAACACATCTTGGATGTTGGGATTGCAACACCTAAAACATTAACAGGATTTAACTGGAGACTAGACGTTAGAATGAGGATGGATAACTATGACACCTAGAATACAAGACATATACAAAGACATATACTACGCAGACTATGACGATGTAGAACTAGATCAATTGATCATAGGCATACTGGGTAGTAGGATGAACTTAGCAAGTTGGCACAATGTCTCAGAGACAGTAAGCAGCTACAAGCTAGACGATCAGATGGAACTAGACTTTGAACCAGAGGATAACTTGAGATGATACTCTATACATCAAGTAAAGGACAGTGGGTTGGTACTCAGCGTGACGCTCAGAGATACTTCCCCAGAGACTGGAAGCAAGTAGACGTACCAGTGTCTAAGGTTTACCTTATCGAGTTCTTAAATGAGAACAAGGTAGGGGCTACACAGACTGAGCAACAACAGCCAGTGGTGGTAGCACCTGACCCAGAACAGATAGACCCAGAAGCTTATGGTTGGGTGTCCTGGGCATACGAAACGCTCAAGCGTGGAGATAAACATGAAGCAATCAAAATGCTAGAGCGAGGATTAGAAAAACAAAAGGAGTTAATAAAATGAAAGAACAGATTATAGACTTTGTGCGTGATCACTGGGAACACTTTGGAGCATACCCAATGGAAGTAGAAACAAGTGAAGGTGTATTAACGTGGGATCAATATTGGTCTTACATAGATGAAAAGGAATTACAAAATGAAAAATAAAGAAGTAAAATTAAAGACAAAGCTAACTCGCAGTGAGGTAGAAGAACTACTTGAAGTGTATCAAATTATGGATGCTATATGTGATGATTTTAAAGAGATGTTTGATACTGACCTTAGTAAGGTACGTAAGTTAGAAGAGATGTCATACACATTGAAGAACATGTTTGATTTCAGACCACGTATAGGCGAGGACGGTAGCCCTAATCACTGGCGTCCATACGTTCTTCCTGATGATGAAGAAGCATGGTTTCATAAACCAGAGAAGGATGAATAAAATGTATGAAGTATACTTTCAAGAGGAGCTACCTCTCAACCATGAGCCTAGCCTAGATCATTGGGCTAAACTCAGGGCTAAAGCAGAGATGGACGATGGATGTTATACTAATTGGGATCATGCCTATGAGATGGAGTGGGCGTATCTAGATGCTGAGTACAATTATAATTATGAGTATAGGGAGATAGCATAATGCTTGATGGATTAATAGATGATGAG